GAAAAATATCAGAATCTTAATTCTAATTTTAATAAACACATCAGAACTGATGTGTAAAATTAAATTTTAGACATCAGTTTTTATATAGCCCTGATACGGCTCGAGAACATTTTCTTCAATGTCCTCAAATTTGGTTCTCTCAAACCCTCCCCACATAGTTGAATTCCATCGTTGCTCTACTAGTGCTTCAACATCGAAGTCAACCTGAAAGATTTGCTTGAAGCGGAGTACGGTGTGAGCAGGATAGACACATAATTCTAGAGAAGCCATTTTCATAACATCAATAGACCAAGTAGTCTCGATACTGTCCCTAAATGCTAGCATCTTAGCAATAGACGACAATTCCAATTGACCAAATAATCGAGTACCTACTAATACCGGCGTGCGTTTGAGAAATATAATTTCCTCCACGCGCTTAAACACCAATTTGTCCTCATCCTTGCGAGCAGGAGTTATCGGCATTCCAATCCAATCAGCAAATTCTGTGACAGTATCATGAGAATAAAGCACTTGAAATGCCTTAACCACACATTTCAAATTATCATCACCATAATTCTTAAGACGCGTGACCTGTAGCATATTGACCTGTGCGATACCAATCCTAACGAAACTCGGAGAAATTTCGTAGTGATTCCTCCTGTAGAGAGCATAATAGAACTGCAAGACTTCGATTATGTCTTCACCAAAACAATTGATGAAATCTGTCAAATACTCGCCGCTCGGCATCAGATTCTCCATAATAAAGACATCATTTCCCAAGAGTACAATAGGCTGAGCATAAGATGAAAGAATCATCTTAACCCTATTTAGCTCAATCGGATTAGCGCGATAAAAGGGACAACACTTGTGAATCTTCCAATTGACATATAATGCATACAGATACACAAGCAACCGCTTGTCGTACTTATCAAAGTCACTATCAAATAGGCATACGTCCTTAAGAAAGGCATCGAATCCGCTACCCGGATGTAACTCTGAATACATATCTGTCAACATGATGTGAAAATCCTCACCCATGGCATTTATACCAATCTGCGGAAAAAGATGTCGCCGCATAGAAACGACAATATCCCTGACTGGAGTCAAATATATACGAGATAAGACTAAAAGAGGAGCTGGACCGGCAAAGAAAACCCTATCCAATCCCAAATTGGTCTTAGACAACTTCACTACTTCATCTTTGACGCAAGCTACAACGACATTCGGAGGAGGTATGCCATTATCCATATCCGCCAGCGTCTTCACTAGAATGTCAGAGAACCATTCGGTGTAACATGGTTCCTCTAATGATCCAGTCACTATAGCATCCTTTTTAACGCCAAATAAAG